GTACGGCATCAGAAAATACAGTAGATGATATAGGGCAATCACCGACACGGAGATACTCTGTGCTGGTTGTTCCTGTTGCAGTACGATAAATACGCCTGACACCACCCGTTAAATTATAAGGTCTTGAAGAATAAGTAGTGGATGTGATCTTAGGTGTTAATTCTTCAGTGGGTATGCTTGACGAGAATTTTAATACCACTGTTTGCAAGTCATTCACTGAAATCTTAACTGGTGAACAGGGTGGTCCTTCCTCACCTAATGGTGTGACATAGGTATAAATATAGCTCCTATCTTTCTCAGTTAAATCCGCATTGGCAGATGTCAATATGTCACTGTTAGTTAAGTTTATACCTAATTGTATGCCAGTAACGGAGGCACCAACCTTATTCAACGATGAATCAAAATAAAAGGCTTTGGTCAAAGCGACTGTCGTTAATGAGGTATATAGGGGTAAGCCACTACCATTTTTTGAATAAACCACACTACCTGTAGCCGTCACCTCTATTTGAAATATATCATCGGCAACAAACGTACCACAGTCTTGTACTAAGGTAGTGCTACCTTCATAAATACCAACATGTCCTGCTGTCGTTGTACCGAATGCAAAATCAAGGTCGCCCAGACCAGATTTGGTTAAAGGTGCTGCATTGAGTCCAGCTGCTGCTGGTAACGTGGTACTACCAAATTGAAACTTAGTAATACAAGCGCCTACAATGCTTTCTGCTGATGTGGCCTGTGTATTCCAATTAGTGCCACCGCCTATCTTAGAGATGCTCGTACCATCGATTTTAGTATAAGCATTGTTGCTGGTTAGGGTCACTTGACCGGCTTTAAATATGTTACTCGTTGTTGCTGTACCATCTCCAGAACCAGCACCTGTTGCTGTAAACTTAGTATTAGTATTATTATCGACTGCACCAATAGCTATCCAGTTCGTTGTGCCAGGTGAGACAATTGTGTATTCTGTATCTACAACAAATTGACCTGCGTTAATGGTTGCAGATAGTGCTGCAATTTCATAATGACCAAATTCTATGTCACTAACTAATGAGAAAGTACCCGATCCTGTTCCTCCTTGAAACGATGTATCTACTTGGAATGTTTGCCCACCTACTACTTTTTTATTTTTTGTTTTATTGACTGGATCATAGGTTGAATAAATGATCTCACCATTCTTACTAAAATTAATCGTGGTACCAATATACTCAATCTCAAATACATCAGTGCTGACATAAGTGGCCTTACTATTACCTGCTAAAATGGTAGTATTATTCATGACTCTATAGCCGCCATCAGGCAACCCTTTGATAGCCCAGTCTATCTGTCTTTTATCTACCGAAGGATCAGTATTAATGCCGATAATCACACCACCTATTCCCACATTAGCAATAGAGAATCTTAAAACGCAGTTATCTTTTATAGCTTTTGCATAGTACCCTTGCACATTCCAATCTGTACCTGCTGTTGTTCGCGCTAGACCTTTAGATGATGTTGCCGTGCCATTCCCCGTACCGGCATTTTTACAGACAAAAGAATTGAGTTCGCTGGGAGTGGCTGGCGTGACGACATAGGTTTTCCCTGTAGTCCCTGCAATGGTATTCCAGTTAGCTTGTGAGGTAGTCGTGCCTAATGAAGCAATAGTGTAATAGCGTCCAATGACAAAAGAGCCTGCTGTTGAAGTAATAGCGTCAACCTCAACTGCACCGCCTGTTTTTGTACCCAAAGATTCTACTATAAATGTTTTACCACCGGTGAGTGTATTGCTAGTAGGGCCTACTGAGCTGAGTTCAGGCCCTATGCTCGGTACTGGCACCCCTAACAGATACTCACTACTAGGAGCAGCAGCGACAGTATCATAATACAGATACTTCGGCTCACCATTGCCGGTGATATAGATACGATTATAGCGATCATTAGGCACAGGGCTTCTGATCGCTTTGACGTTTTGAGTGGTCCAGCCTAACCAATGGTAAGTGTCATCTGGTTTCTTGTAATAATAAATCGATCTATTAGTGCTGGTCGTCGTAGAGACTTGCGTCACTCCCTTTAGCGCTGTAATCGCCCCACTATCAATACGTAGATTAGTAGCCACCGTTGCCATATTATCTCTAAGCAAATGGTCGCTGACTTTCGGTGCTTTACCGGAGAACTGATCGATTTTAATCGCCATGATTAAGCCTGTGGTGCTTTAGTAGGATTACTTGCTGAAGTATCTGCGTTAGTTTTTGCAGTTAAGGCGCTGACAAATAACTGATAATGCTCTTGACCACGCGCTACTTGAGACGAGTTATCGAAGTCTTTGCTAAAGGCTCGATACAACACATAGTCTAATAGCTCGGTTTGAAAGTAGTCTGGGATGGTAATCTTAGTGCCAGCATTGGCATTAGCGATTAATGCCGGTAGCGCTGAATACACGCACTCCACATATTTTGGCGCAACGGGTTGCGGAGGATAGACATAGAATACTAAGGGATCTAAAGTGCTATAGACATAATGCTTAACAATGCCATTAACCATTGTTGTCGTCCAACCTGGGATACGTTTCAGCATAATATCTTTAGGCACATGAGTAATTAATGTCCCCACTGTTGTGCCTGTTGAGCCTAAGTTATGCGGTATATCCAGCAACAAGATACCATCGCTGGGCAGAGATTGTTTAACCCCTGCTACCAACTGCACTGCACTATTTTTAACATTAGCTTGAGGTAAGACGGTTGCAATATCACGCTGACCGTCATTGAGCCAACCTAGTAGTTCAGAGACTAACCAAAAGGATTGAGAGACATCAGCCAATAGTAATGAGGCCTTATCAATAATGGTTTTAGCATCGGTAGTAGAGGCCATGAGGGTTCCTTATTGTGGTGGATTAGCTTGTTGAGATTGCTCACCCGTATGTAAATAACCGCGATTCTCAGATTTCTCAATGGTGTATTTAATACCAATCGCTTGCGAGAACATTTTGTAATGGTTCTGGCTACGATCTGATTGATTGCCATATTCTGAATCTTTACCGAAGGCGCGATAGAGAACGTAATCTAATAGTGCATTAGCGTAAATATCCCTAACCGTAATCACCGGTGTTCCTGACGAGGGAATAATCGCAGGCACTTGTGAGTAGACAATTTCAATACTGGACATACCTGATGCAGGCTGTGGCGGGTAGACGTAAAAATCGACATTACTGTCAGCAGGATCATAAGCAATGTGACTGACGACAATGGATGTTGCTGCACTGGGCCAGCCCACTATAAATGAATTTAAGAAGTTACGCGTGACTTGTCGGATAACACCGCCTGGCGTTGTCCCGCCCACACCCATGTTACGAATAAAGCCATTAACATACAGTGCATCAGTGGGTGCTGATTGTTTGGTTCCAGCGACTAGAGCAACAGTAGAGGTGACAGGATTAGCATTAGGCACTAAGGCACAGATTTCAGATTGCCCGTCATTCAACCAACTGAGTAGTTCAGACGGTAGCCAACGAGTTTGTGAGGCATCAGCCAAAAATACTGAAGCCTTGTCGGTGATTGTTTTAGCAAGGGTAGTAGAGGGCATGATTGATCCTTAGTTGAATGGATTGCGATATAAAGTAGATTGTTCTGAAGCAGCTCGATTAACCGTGTCATATAACGCATTACGTTTGTGACCAAAGGCTTTATCAAACTGACTTGAGTACATAAGGGCTTTATTAACGTCTGTCATGCCATTGTTATTGATGGAGAAGAAACGAAACAGGCACCAGTTACTAAGATCATCATGGTACTGACTGGGTGTTTCCATTGACACAATAGGCCGACGTGAGCCGTCAAGTTGCATCGTGTAATTTTTGTCAGGCATTGGATACAAAGTGAGCTTGGTATCATCCTGAAAGTAGTATTTAGGAGTAGCGACTTCAGTAATCCATTTATTGATATTAAAATCCAACTCGCGTCGAGTGGTCTTTATAAGCGGTTTGCTCTCGCCACTCAACCGAACTGAATCTATAAAAATAACACTGGGATTTATTGCATAGACAGAT